ACGACCGCGGCGCCGGGGACGAAGACGTAGCACTTGCCCGCGGTCACGCCGGGGTAGGACAGGGTCTTCTTGCCGATGACCACGCCGTCGTTGATGCCGCCGTCGTACTCGATGATGTTGGCGATCGGGAGGCCGGGCCGGTTCGAGGCGCGCACTCCGGATCCGTTGCCGTTGAGCTGGCCGCGGATCACGTTCTCGATCTGCCAGCTATCGGCGCTGTTGCAGAGAATCGAGATCGAGGGGACCACGATCTTCTTGAGAGTCTGGAGGTCCTTCAGGCCGCGGAGCTTCTTGATCGCGGCGACGAAGGTCTCGTAGGTCTTCTCGTCCAGGGACAGCCCGGACGTGGTGACGGCCGCCTGTTGCTGGGAAGCCACGAAGGTGGCGCCAACGATGTAGCCGATGATGGCGGCGTTGCGCGCGTCGACGTCGGCGTCGATGGCGGCCTGGACGACCTTGTCCATGGTGAAGAAGCGGTTCCAGAGCATGTTCGCCAAGGAATCCTTCCAGCCCACGGCCTTGATCGCCAGGGTCAGGGTGTCGACGTCGCCCTCGTGCTGCTGGATGAGCGGTACCGCGTCGTTCTCTCCGGAGATGGTCGCCATCTCGCCGCGGAATTTGAGGACGTCCCGGAGGTTGATGACTTCGGCGAAGTCGAGGTTCGTTTCCTCGCGGGCGATGAGGCTCGTGAGGTCCGGCGCCTCGAGGGCGCGGCGCGTGATGTCCAGGAAGAACTTCCCGAAGAACGCGTCGATGGCGGCGTACCCGGGATCGGACTCGGCGTTGAGCACGCGCCCGGCCTCGTCCGCCGACTTGAACGCGTTCACGATCCTGAAGCGCAAGCGCTCCAGATCGTCGCTGTTCTCGGCGACCTCGAACCGCTCGGCGAGCAGCCGGTGGTCCCTCGAGTGGAAGTTGGCCTGCATGTTCCCGCGGAACGCGAGAGCCACGTTGACCTTCTTCGCCATTTCCTTGCGCTCCTCGGCGAGGGTGGCGCTGTTGTAGATTTTCATGTCCTTTCTCCTTACGCCGTCATGAGCTTGCGGGTGTATTCCACCCAGACGCCGTAGATGTACACGGCGTCGCCGTCGTTGGTTCCGCCGAGCGTGAGCACGACGGACAGGGTTCCGGGGGCCTCGAGAACGCCGTCGGCGCCGCAGGTGAAGACCAGCTCCGTCCCGGTGGCGACGATCGCCGTGGCGGCCGTGTCCTGGATGTCCGCGTTCGCCAGGTCTCCGACCGCGCACGGGTAGACTTCGCAGTCCAGGGTGAGCGCGTCGTTGGCCGCGTCCTTGCCCACGAGGGCATGGATGGTGATGTCCGCGGTGTCGTCCAGGTCCTGCGGGATGGGGGTCGTGAACTGGAGCGCCTCGCCGGACGAGCAGTTCACGGGGATGGCGATGACAATTTCCTTGTTCGCAAGCTGGGCGAACCCAGTGACGGTCGTGGCCTGCTTGGTGAGGGCAGTACCGTCCTCCATGGTGATGGACCCCAGCGGGACGACGATGGTCGCCTGGGCCGTCTTGGCATCCACGTCCTGGGCGGCGACGGAGGCCGCGAGGCTGACGACGGAGGCCGTCACCAGGATAGGGGCGCAGCCGTAGAAGTCGATCACGCCGCCGGAGATCGCGGCGATGAGGTGTCCGACCAGGTAGTAGGTCGCGGTCGAGGTGTCCGAGAACTTCTTCGTGGTCGGGTCCCAGTAGACGGCCTGGCCCGGGGTGGCGAAGGTGTCCTCGCTGCCGTTGACGAAGTCGGAGGCCTGAACCTTGCAGCCGTCGACGATCTGGAGCCCGCCCTCCGCGAGGGAAGCGATAGCTTCCAGGGCCACGAGACCGCGGCCGGCCATGACGGTGAATTCATCGGCGACGAGAGCGACTCCCGTCGAGTTGACGAGACGGAGGCTCGTCGCGGCCTCGCGCTCGATGTGTACGGTGCTGCCCATTTACTTCCTCCCGATCTTGTGGGTGACGATCCCGTCCCCGGCTTCGCCCTGCGCGCCGTCGCGGGACTCGCTGCGCAGGATCCTGTTGAATCCCGAGTTGCCGTCGGCGCGGTTGCGCGCGATGTCCAGCATGATCGGGTCCTTCTTCGCGTTCTCGATCGCGGCCGTGAGATCCTCCCCGCGCTTGCCCGCGCAGAGTTCCATGGCGCGGAGATGGAGCGAGTTCGGCACCTTCTCCTTCGCCACGTTCTCGATCTCCTTGGCCCCGAAGGCCGCGGTGACCGCGTTCTCGACGGTGGCGTCGGCGTTGGCCTTGTTCTCGGCCAGGATGGCCTCGAGCCGCTCGAGGGGCTTGTCCCCGAGTTTGGCGTTCAGCGCCTTCACGGTCTCCGCGTTTTTCTCGTCGGCCTCGTTCCGCAGGCTGGACTCGATTCCGAGATCTTTCACGATATCGGTGATCTTCTCCTTGCCGTTGGCGATGAGGTTCGAGAGCAGATTGACTGCCTCTTCTTTGTCCACGGTTTTCCTCCCGTTCTTGGATTTGTCGATCATGGAGATGAGTTCGCCCAGGGCGGAGCGGTCTTCGACCGAAGCGCGGGAGCACAGATGTCTCAGCGCGGTGCGGTAGACGCGGTCGTTCTGGATGGGATCCCCGACGACGTTGGTTGATCTATCGAACTGCCCCGCCTCGATGAGCGCTTTTGCGGTATCGAAGTCGAAGGGCAGATTGTGAGAGTTGACGGTCTGGGCCATCGCGCCGGCTCCGTACTCGACGGCGTCGTTGCGCTCGTAACCCATGCTCGCGATGAAATGGCGGACCTGGATCTTGTTCCCCTTGTCGTCGCTCTCGGTCACGACCTTGTAGTCGGGCGCGGTGACGAGGGAGAAATTGACGATCCCGGCCGCGGCGTCGCGGATGAACCCGGCATTGTCGGTGAAGTCGCCGGATTTTGGCATGTAGATCTTCAGGTAGACGGTCCCGCTTTTCTTGTCCGCGTTCTCGTCGATTTTTCCGCCGACGGTATAGAAATCGCTTGCCGGGCGGGAGGTGTATTCATGGCCGCGCTTCGACCCCGGAATAGGCCGCTCCTTCATGACGTTCAGGAACGACTTGAAAAAGCTTGCGTCGTAGACGCCGCCGGACCCGTTGGCCGGGAAGTCGATGGCCTCGATCTTGAAGTAGGGGTCGGAGTCTCCCTTCGAAAGCGCTTCCCAGGCCTTGTTCGGGATAAGCGTCAGGATCGTATCGGACGCGGGAAGCGTCGCCTTTGAGCGGGCGTAGTTGAAAACGATCACGCCATCTGGCGCCTTGTTCTCTATGCGTTTCATCGCCATCCTCCTCATGCCGCGGCCTTGTACTGCCCGGCGTACCATTTGTCGAGATAGTCCACGTCCTCGCCCTTAGCCCAGCGCGCGAGGTCGGAAACGAATTCGCCTTGATCGCGGAGATGCGGACGGACTTCGCAGAAGCAGTTCGGATGGGGATAGGTAGGGACCTGGTCGGCCTCGTAGGGCCCACCATCCGCGAGCGCCTGGCAGTCGCAGTTCCAGTCCTGGCGTCCGGCCTGAAGCACCCAATCGAAGAGGCCGTCGCATCCAGGGTTCATCCGTCCGGCAAGGACGGCGGAATCCTGGAGGGAGGCGAAGAGCTCGGAGCGCACGAGGCGCACAGCCCGCCAGTCCACGTTCTTCGGGATCCGCTTGGCGAATTCCGCCGTTCCACGCTCGAGGGATCCCCAGCGCTGAAGAAGCGCGACCTTGCCGTCGGTGGCATAGACCTGGATGTCTTTCGCGATCTTGAGCGGGTCCCTGCCCTGGGCGATGCCGGCGCTGATCGTAATCCGCATGCGCTCGAGCCAGTCAGCCCGGACGCCATCGCCTCCCCAGATCCGCGTGCTGAAGGTCTGGCCGTCGCCCCAGAGCCTGGAGACGAGCGAGGCCATGACGCGATCGTGAACCCCGGCGATGAGGCGCGACATGCCGGCGGCTGTGATGTCGTCAGCCCCCGCCCTCGAAGCCGCGGAGAGAACGTACTGGGCATCGACCTCGGGAAGCAGCGTCGCGGTACGGTCGATTAGTTCGGTGGTCGAGTCTTCGGTTCCTGATGCGAGCGCGTCGGCCGTTCTCGACAGCCGAGCGGCGATGCCCGCCCACCGCTCGGTCGTGAGCTCGGATAGCCCGCGCTCGAGCGAATCCTTGACGACGTCGGCCGCTTCGTCAGCCGCCTCGCGGTAGATGGCGGAGATCTTGCGCCGGGTCTCGAGATCCATCCGCGCCGCCTGCCGGCGGGCCGCGGTGTATTTCCGAGCGTATTCGCGGGCCGAAAGCGTGGCGTCGTTCGCGATGATCATGCCGGGGAACGCGATGATGTTGTTCATACCGTCGCTCCGTCGCCGCTCGTCATCCCAGCCTCAAGGGCAGTGAACGGATCGAGCCCGAGGAATTGCTTATGCTTCGCCATCTCGGAGATCCCCGCGATGAACTCTTCGTACTTCCCGGGCTCGGTCTCGGGGAAGTTGAGCTCCCAGAGCGTGAAAAGCTGCTTCGGCGTACAGGATCCCGAGGCAACAAGGGCGCCCGCGGCCTGGCTGAAGGAGAGGAGGATCTTCGACTTCGTCTCGGCCGATACCGCTTCGAGCCGGTTCCAGCCCATGGTGTACGGGGCATAGGAGGTGAGCCTCGACTCGGACATGACGGCGAGGCTCCCGCGGATGAGTTCGTCCCATGGCCGGGAGAATTCCTTGCGCTTGGTATCCGCGTACTTGACCGCCTGTTCGAGCTGGGTATCGGTCGAGGCATGGTTTCCGGTAGCGAGAGGTCCCCAGAAAAGCTCCGGAGCTCCCGTGCCTTCCACGATCGTCAGGAAGATGCGCTCGAGTGCCTTCTCCATCGCGGACGTGGCGTCGCTGCCCATGAACTCGTAGGTGGTGCTTTCCTCGCCGGATCGGTTGATGATGAAATCACGAGCCGAGATGTCGACGCTTTCGAGGGCGCTATCGTCCAGCCCGTTCTCTTCCAGCCATAGGTCTGGATCCTTCGCGGTCTGAATCTGCTTAACCTTGAACTTAGCCAGGGTCTCGCTGATCCGGAACGAGATGTCGTGGTAGTCCTTCATCGACCGGATAACCCGGGCGAAGAGGGAGTAGCCGCGGAACTCGCCCTCGTCGGCGTCGTTCGCAAAATTGATCGGGAGGATTCCTGACACGTTGCGGGCCGAGAAGTCTTGAACCGATGCCGGCTTCTGGCCGAACCATTTCACATCGACCTGTGACCGATCGAAGCGGCGTTTCCGCTGGACGTTGACGATCTGGTTCTCGCCCGTTGAAAGCTTGATCATCTCATCAACGAGAATGGCCGTCGCTTCTTCGCTCGCGACGTCGGCGAGGATATCCGATACCGAGGAATCAGAGATCGATTCCCATACCAACCGATCGGACTTGGAATCGTAGCGCGGCCAGCGCCAGGCGTTTCCGACCACGAGCGCGCCGCGATGGGTGCGGGCTATCCGGTCGGCCATTGTCGCCATGATCTCGTCGAGCGCGTCTTGGGTTTTCTGGTCTTCCGAGTGCGGCGTGGGGTAGCCCATCATCTGGGTCAGAAGGTTGACGGGAACGAAGCAGAGCGGGGACGAGAACTGGAGGCCGGCGAAGTTGCCGTGGTAAAGCCCGCGGAGCATCTCCTCGTTCGACTGGAATCCGCCCGTGAGATCGCGCTTCCCGCCGCGCTGCATCCGGCGCGTGGGCTCATTCTGTTCCTTGCCCTGTCCCCACGAGAAATGGAATCGGCCCCAGTCAATCGATCCGCTCATGACTTGAACCTCCTCGCAAGGGCTGAGCCGACGGCGGTATTAGCGGGGGCGCTTCCGCGCTGCACCTGATACCCTGCCGACAGATTGTCGACTTGGTCGTCGTGGTCTTTCCCGGATCCGTCAAATCGCAAGAGCTCGTCGATCCAGTCGTTGTTCCACTCGCCGCGCTTGACATGGACATGGCCGGGAGCCGCGAAAATCGGCTCGAGCGGCGTTGCCCGCGCGCCCTTGTCTCCCTGCTCAATGATCGCCGTCCAGGAGAATTCAGGGAGCGCCTTCTGGATGTACTCGAAGGCGTCCTTCGCGTCGAGCGAATGCCCGAGGGCCTGCCTGACGTAGACGCCGTCGGCCTTGGCGACGCCCTCGATGATGGGATCGCGACGGGCCGCGCCCTCGCGAGTGCGGGTGACGTTGGCGACGTAGAGATGCGGCACGTGGTCGCCGGGCTCGTCCTCGAATGCGAGGAGCGTCCCGCTCGTCCAGTCGGGATCGTCGCCGGCGCGTTGCTTGGCCGTGTGCGCGAGGTCCCATACGCGCATCCAGCGCTTGGTCGTATCGACGCGCATCTCGTCCTGCCAGTCGATCGTCGAAAGATCGAACCGGCCTCCTGTTCGAACGATGGGATTGCAGTCGAGCAGGGCTGAGGCCGAATAGGGCCCGAGCGTCGCGTACTGCGATTGGTACCAGGCCTCGTCGAAGCGCTCGAGGAACAGGTACTTTCCGGGGTAGGATCCCTCGCCCTTGTAGTCCGCAGCGCGCGCCGGGAAGGTGAGGATCCTGAACTGCGGGAAGTCGGGGTTCTCGGCCATCTCGCGCTTGATCCGGCCGTTGATGTCGTCGACGTGCCATTGGGTTGCGAGCACGATGCAGATGCAGACCGGCGCGCGGCGCGTCATGAAGTCGTCGGTGAATGCCGCCCAGGTCTTGTCGCGGAAGATGCGGCTCTCGGCATCGGCGCGGCCGGCGCAGTAGTCGTCGAGCACGCCGAGGTGGAACCCGTTTCCCGTGAGGCCGGACTGAAGGCCAGAGGCGTAGAGGCGGCCGCCCGTCGGCTGCCCGGTATCGTCGACGAGGACCCAATCGTTTTTCTTGTTCGTCTCGCTTGAGAGCAGGACCTTAGGGTACAGGGCGCGGTACTTAGGCGATCGGGCGATGTTGCGGCCGAACGTCGAGAATGACGCGGCCAGATCGGCCTGGTAGGATACCTGCAGGACCTCTTTGTCGGGGAACTCGCCCAGGAAATGCGGCCCAAGGTACCGGCTGACGAGGTCGGTCTTTCCCGATCTCGGATGCACGGCGATCAGGATGTACGTGGACTCGCCGCGGCGGAAACGCTCGATGGCGCGGTCGATCTCGGCGCAGATGCGGCGTGTGTGGAAGCCGTGAAGGAACGGCTCTTTTTTCATCCAGGCATAGTCCATGAACGCCAGATGGCTCTGGCGAGCGGTATCGCGTGCCTCCTCCTCGAGGAGGGCGAGGAGTTCAATCTCCTCGTCAACTTCAAGGCGTTCGGCGACGTGGCTCATTCGGCGCCCTTTTTCTTGAGCAGGGCGGCAATGCGAGCCTTACGCTCGGCGGAGGAGAGAAGTGAAACATCAACGGGGCCGCCATCGGGCCCGGTCACTTCGTGGCGATTGCGCCACCGCGCCGGCCGGCGGTTGTTCAGCCAATAGATCTGGGCCGTGACGTCTGGCGGGCAATGCTCGATGGTCGCCAATCGCTCAACGTGAGAGCCGAGTCCCTGGCCATCGCTGACCGTAAGGATTTTCTCGGAATCGTAATTATAACCAGTTGCCCGCTGGAAAAGACTTGCCTCGACAAGATCGTCCGGGCCGTCCTTACCTCGCTTTAGGGACTCCGAAAATTCTGGGTGTTGCTTTTTCCAGAGGTGCAGCGTTGACTCGGCGACCCCGATCTTCTCGGCAATCTGCTTATCGGTCCGGCCGGCCGTTGCCCAGGCTTCGGCGAGCGCGGGATGGAATCCGGGATCGTAATCGGTCGGCCGGCCGACCTTCGGCTTCTCGGCGGCAGTCCTCTTCGGCGCGCTCTTTGGCGTCGTTCGCGCGATAGAGGGTGCCGAAGCACGAGCGCGCGTCTTCGCCGCTACTTTACCAGTAGCAACGTTCTTCGCGCTCGCCTTCGTCTTTCCTGCCGCCTTAGCCTTGGCCACCAGTTCCGCCTTTGGCTAGTCCCCTAGCCTCTCAGTTCGGAAGGTGCGCCGATGAAACTATTTTGGCAAGCCCCCTATTTTCAGCCCTTTTTGCTTGCTCTATTCGCGCTTTATGTATCAATCGTCGCAATTCAAGCGCGCTTTATGTATCAATCGTCGCGATACGTGCAATTTAATTACACTATCCGCAATATATTTCACCATACGATTTTCGCATTTTTCTGCATTTTCTTCCCGAAACCTCTCATCAGGCCGAGGATTCCGCCCGCTCCTTGAGCCATTCGCCGAACTGGACGTCGTATTCCCAGAGGGCGCCGCAGGCTAGGCAGCGGCCGCCTCCGGGTATCATCTCTGAGATCTTCCCCTGCTTTTCGCAGTCGCAGGACGGCGGATCGGGGATAGAGGCCTTCGGGCGTTCCTGTGTTTTCTCTGCGTTCAGAGCCTTGAAAGCTGCTATCACGTCCTCGTCGTGCATGATCTTCCTGGCGTAGGCCTCGGGATTTCCTGGCTGCTTCTTCCGGGCCTTCACTCGAGCCAGGGCGAAGGCGAAGAGGTCGTCTTCCGAGGGGGAAATCTCTGAAAGGGCAGCAGGGGGATTTTCGCTTTCTCGCGCGTCCCCTCCTCCCCCCTTACGTAGAGATTTCGGAGAAAAGAGAACCTCCTCTTTCTTTTCAGTTTCACCTTCCCCTTCCTTTCCCCTTCCTTTCCCCTTCCCCTTGTCGGCATTTCCATGGAGTCTATCGGGATTTCCACGGAGGTTATCGGCTTTTCCTCCGAGGAAATCGCCTTTTTCTGGGGGGATATTTTCTGGCATGAATTTCGGGTAGGTAATACCAGGGAGATAATCGAGGCAGGTACGCTTCAAAGTATCCCTGGCAATCTTGAAATATCGCTTCTGAATTCCCCTCCCTGTGATGACTCCATGGGCCTCAAAAATAGCCCTATCGAGGAGCTCTTTATCGAAAAGATACTCGATCACTTCATGGACCCATGCCACCTCTTCTTTGATCTCGTCAGCGAAAAGAAGCTCGGTCTCTTCGTTCCAGATGCGGTAGTAATTTTCCCTGTAGATCGAGGACCAGAGCTCGGTCAAAAATCCTGCCCCGCGGCAAGCGCCGAACTTCGCCTTCACAAGTTTTACGGATGTATCCCATGCAGTATCGAGAGGAAAGTAGTCGAGGCCTTTTTCTGCGATGCGTCCCATGTATTCCCCCAGTACTAAAACTCAGTCTTTCCCTTGATCGTCACCGTGATCCGCGTCTCGCTCGATCCGTACTTATCAAGCCATTGATTCGTGAACACTATTCCGTGATCGCATTCGTGATCGATCCCGATCTCAATGGGCCCAAAGAAAAGTGCCGCCCCTATTTTGAAATCCCCGCGGTAGGGAAGGAATGAAAGCCCGGATCCGTGATACTCGTAGATTTCAGCGGAACCATAAAGGCGTAAGCATTTGAAGGCCTCGGCGTTGACGCCTAGTTCGGCGACGTAGGCGGTCTCCAAGAGCTTCACGACGGCGACGTCTGCCTGCTCGTAGATGGTCTCGGATTGCTTCGGAACGATGCCGAGCGTGAGATACCACGCGACGATTAGCCAGCTCATGCCGCCCTCCTTTTCTGCTTGCTAACCGGTCGCGCCGGCCGTATCCGACGCTTCCGCTGGTACACGATACGCGCGTCGATCTCGTCGAGAATTTCCTTGATGATCTTGTCGACGGGATCGGCGGCGTAGTGGGTCATGGTTCCTTCTCCAATAGCTCAGGCTGTACCGCCCCTGGGCCCAAGACTTCCTCGTCGAACATTTTCTCGAGCTTCGCGCGTTCGACCTCGGGGATCTTGTATTTCTTCATTAGGTCGAACGCGGCGAGCTTCATCCATGCCGACTCAGGATGCCGCCCGCCGACGTGCTTGTAGCGGGCGTAGATCCAGGCCTCGCGGTATTCGTCGAGGCGCAAGGAGTAGGAGATCCCGGGGACCTTCACGCTGCCTTCTCCTTCTGTGAAACGCGCGGCCCCAGCGTCGCGACGTCGATCGTCTGCTCGACCATCGCCTGCAACTCTTTCGAATGGGTGACGATAATGGTCTGGAAACGCCCGCTCGCGGCGTGTTCGGCCTCGAGCATGCGTAGGTACATCATCCGCGATTCGGGATCCAAGGCTCCGTCGGCCTCGTCCAAAAAGACGGTCTGGAAGCGGGTATCTGTGTTCCGCGCCCGGATGATGGCGAAGGCCGCGTACAGGGCCTTGCGGATCCAGACTGCTTCTCCGCCGGAGAGCGTCGCGATCTCCTGCTCGTCGCCGGTCTCGGTATCGAGGACGAAGATTTCGAAATCCTCGACCTGCTTGGTCTTCGAGCCCTTTCCCGCGATCCTGGTGGTCCTGAACTCGAGCTGGTAGCGGCTCCCGAAGGCGCCCGAGAGGATCTTGTTGGCCTCGTCGGAGATGGACGGCGCGAGGGCGTCGAGCTTGAGCGCCGGGATCCCGTCTGGCCCGAACGCGCGTTCGAGGATGCGCCAGTCGGTGAGCTCAAGCGCGGCCGCGTCCTTCTTCCGTTTCGCCTCCTCCTGGGCCTCGAGGCGTTTCGCCGCGGCTTCGATCCCGCGGGCGGCGCTCTCGGCGGTAGCCTTGGCGGCAGCCGATTCGGCCATCAGGCTCGAAAGGCTGGCCCTGGTCGCGTCGAGTTCGCGATCCTTGAACGTGAGCTCGTCTTTTGCCTTCTGGACCGATTCCGGGGTCGCCTTGATGCTCAGTCCCTCGGACTCGAGCTTCTCGAGCCGGCCATGGGACTCGTCGATCCGGCGGGTAGCCTCCTCTATCCTGACGTCGGCCTCGTCGGCTTTCCGGATCGTCGTCTCGGCGCCGGCGCGGTCAAGGAAAGCAAGCGCCTCCTCGACTTCCTCGAGCCGATCCTCGCGGGAGTATTCCTTCAGGACAGGGGTATCCGGGAAGACGATGGCGGATACGGCTGCCTCGGCCTCGGCGACTGCCTTCCGGGCATCCTGGACCTCGCGCTTGAGCTTCCCGACCTCGACGGAGAGGATCTCCTGGGCCCGCCTGAGATCCGAGAGCTTGTCCTCGGGTAGCCGTTGGCCGCAGGTCGGGCAAGATTCGACGATGGGCCCGGAGATCTTACCCTCGGCCTTCGCGAGATCGGCTTCCTTGCGGGACAGCGCCGATCGCTTCGCGTCCAGGATGGCGCGTGCCTCGTCCTGCTTTCCGCGGGCTTCGGAGACCGCGACCTGGTAGGCCCGCTCCGCCGCCCGGTTTTCGCCCTCGACGTCCGCCTTCTCCGCCTTGAGACTCGCGAGCTCCGTCTCGTATTCGCCGATCTTCCCGAGCTGGGTTTCGGCTTCCGCCCTCCCCGCGGCCGCGCTTCGGAATCCCTGGACCGCCTCGTCCTCAGCGTCGATCGCCCGCTGCAGGTCCGTGATCTCGCGGAGGATCTGGGCCCGGCGCGCCGCCTGTTGCTCAAGGGTCGAGACCGTGCCGGCTAAGACTTCCCTCTCCGCCCTGAGCCGGAGCCCGGTTTCCGTCGCCAGCGCCGCGCCCTGGTCGGCGCGCGCCGCCTTGGTTTCGGCTTCGGCTTTCTCGGCCTCAAGCCTGGCGATCGTCTCCGGCACGTCAGCGGCCGCCGCGATGGTCGCATCAAGCCCCTGGATCTCCCGGTCCAGGGCATCGCCCTTGGTCTTAGCCGTGCCGCGGAGCTCGTCATAGTAGTCGATGCCGGAGAGCTCGCAGAAAAGGGCTTTCCGTTGGCCCTTGGTGGCCTCCGAGAGATCGGGGGCGTACTTCGTCGGGCGCTGGGTAGCGAAGGCCGTCCGGAGGTAGAGCTCGAGCGAGCCGAAAAGATCGGCGATCGCCGCCTCGTATGGTTCCTTCCTCCCGTTCGTCCCCGGGTAGGGCTCGAAACCTGCTCCCTTGTCGACGGAGAGGAAGTACTCGGCACCGCCCGATGCGATCTCGGCACGGATGGAGATCTGGGCATGGTAGCGCCAGCCCGTCCGCTCGTCGGTGAAGTAGAGATCCCGGAAGGAATCCGCCAGGCGGAAGTGTTCCTTGAGCACGCCGTCCCGGGTGAGCATGCACGGCCAGGGGTGAAGGTTCTCAAGGAGGGTGGTCTTCCCCGCCCCGTTCCCGCCTACTAGGGCCAGGACGCCCGGGCCGTAGCTCGAGAGGTCGAGGTCGATCTCGTCCTTCTTGGACTTCTTCCAGGTGCCGACGGCCCCGCGGAGTACGAGGCGATCAATCCGGATATGCGCGCCGGCCGTCCCCCGGGCCTGCTCGAGGATGAGTTCGTCCGCCTTCTTGAGGGCGTTCTCGGGGATGGTTACGCTGGAATTCCCGCCCCAGATCACGACCTCCTCCCGGAGACTCGCGGTCTCGGCGATCTCCGCCGCGCGAACCATTTCCGTCGGGAGGATGTTCAGGGTGACGCGGGAGCCAGGAAGGGCGCCGGATTCAATGAGCGCCGATAGTTCGCTCTCGGTGTCGAAGTTGGCAGCCCATGTGCGCGAGTCGGCTGTCCACTCCTCCCATACCAGCTTCCCGGAGATGGACGGGTCCTCCCAATCGACATTGTCTCCGGACGCCCGTGCGATCTTCATCCTCCTCGGGTGCGGGAAGTCGATTCTGACGACGAGCGTCTCGAATCCCGCTGGACGGTCGAAAAGAGGATCAGCGCTCTTGATCCCTGGGAAAGCATCGATCCTGACCTCATTGCAGCCGGCCTGATGCGTCTCGCCCCAGCTCGCGGGGTAGATGCTCCCAGGGTAGTAGGCCGGCAGGTCTCCGACCTGCTGGGGTTCGTGGATGTCACCAAGGGCTAAATAGTCAGCCCCCACAGCCGCGAGGTCGTCGCGCGAAACCGCGATCCCGGAGCCTGCCTTATAGCCCGTTCCGGTTCTGGCGCCTGATACCTGCCCGTGGTAGAGTAGGACGCAGGGGAGATCGGCGTGCTCTCTTCTCATCCCGCCAAGGCCGAGAAAGAGGGCTCGCATCGCAGCGCGGACGGCTTCGTCGGACGCGTCCTTCCCTGTGGCTTCCTGGTTTGCCAGGAGCCACTTTTTATTTGGCTCGGGTACTCCGAAGAGAAGGAGCTCGGCCCCTCCCTCTCGGGCCCCGTCAAGCGCTCCGCCGTGGTTGAGGAAGTATGCCTTCCCAGGCCGGAGGATGACGATAGGAAAGCGCGCCTGCAGCCGCTCAAAGACTTCGAGCGAGCCTGGGGCATCATGCGTAGGGGTCCCGTAGATGAGAGCGACCGGCGCGAGGTCCGCCAGGCGCTGGATCCTTCCCGCCAGGGCGTCGAAGATATCCCGCTCCGTGTTCTGGAGCGGGCCGTCTGCCAGGTCGCCCGAGATCGCGATGAGATCGACGCCAGCGGCCGATGCTTCGACGACGTCGAGCGAGACCTGAACCTCTGCCCAATGCTCGCGGCAGGCATGGACGTCTGCTAGGTGGATGATCTTCATTAGGATGCCTTCTTTCTGGTGGCGATGATTCCCGCCGCCTTTTCAGCCATGCTCCGCAGGATGATCGGATCCTTCGGGGTCTTCTCGAGTACGCCGATGCAGGACTTGAGGCCCTCGTCCCGGAGGAACCCCGACGCGACGGCGCTGATGATCGAAAGCGACGGCTCGAGCACGGTGACCTCGATCTCGTCCCGGTCGATGATTGCTTGGGCGAGCCTAGCCGCTTCCTTGTTCTCGGACAACGTCCAGTCCATGAGCGCGTTGCGGATCTCGCCGATGAGTTCGGCGTCCTTCGCGGGGGTCGCCCGTTCGCGCTCGAGATGGAAGTCGTCTTCGCCCGCCGGCGTGGTCCTATGCGAGGCTCCCTCGGCCGGCTTCATGTCCGGCTCGCGATCCTTCGGCGCCTGGATCTGGGTGACGCCTTGCGGGCCGTAGAGCGCCGCCACGTTCCCGCCCATGCTGTCGAGCATCCGGTTCATGACGAGCTCATTCTTGGCGTTGACGATGATCCGGGAGAAAAGGAAGGTCCTCATCGCGGTCGGAGGTTCATTCTTTTCGAATAAACCGCGGATTCCTGTGGGCATGCCAAGGATTGAAACCGTTGCTCGGTTTCGCGCGCCCGTGTTCGCCCTCTGGCGCCCGACCTTGCGAAAGTTGATCCTCTCTTTTTTTAGCTCCAAATCGGAGTAAGCGACCTTCCCGGGACGGCCGCGTGCGTCCTTGTTGTCCCAATCGGCCTTGCCGTTGAGTTCCATCTCCGTAGTTCGCGTCTCAACGTCGAACTCGTACTCGCAGGCTGAGCCTAGGATCATCTTCCCGTCGGGACCCATAACCATCGCCTGGGAGCGTCCGACGTAGCATCCCTCTCCCTCCATCCGAGTTGACTCGGCCGCCTCGTTGTACGAGACCCCGGCCGCTGAGGCAAACTTATCGAGGGTTTCCTTTCGGGGCATATAGGCTTTGCCGCCGTCCATCTCGTGGAACTCGTCCTTCCTGACCTCGATCGCCTCGATGTGAACCTCGAGGAGCGGCGATAGTTCCTCGAGATGTGATGGCTTCACGAAGCTCTTCGCGTTCGGGAATTTTGCGATGAACTCGCGGGCTTTGTCGGGGGTCATGATTCTCTCCTTCGCGGCCTCAGGCCGCATCGAATGCGTCGACCATCGAACCCGGGTCGACATTCGGGCAATACGATCCATCGCAGATTTCCGTGAGCGCGCAACGTTCGCAGGGCAGAAGAGGATTCCCGTCCTCAGCGAGCCCGAGCGCTGCCTGTACTTCGGCGATCGTCGTCGGCGGATCCTTGAAGAAATCGCGCCATGCGGCCTTCGCCTGATCGGGGATGCGCTCAGCGAGCGCGTTCGTGTCCATCATCTCCAGCTCCTTTCGACGATCTTGATCTTGATGTTCTCGCCGATGATCGCTCCCTCGGGACCGTACAGGTTCAACTTGTTTCGGACCTCGTCGGCGAGCCAGTAGTGGGTATTTCCGTTTTTGTGAACCGTGAATGAAAACCAGTCGCACTTGAAGGTGTCGATCTTCTTCAGGCGCATCTCATCCTTCGCCGTCTTATCCGGGACGGCCTTTCCCGCGAGGATGTAGCAGACCTTTTCCAGGTCGTCCGTTACCGTCGGGGTGCCGTAGGAGTAGCCGAAGATCGTGGAGTAGTCGCGCGTTGAGAGGATGAAGCGCTCGTCGATCCCGTTATTATTCCGCTTCTTCTCGGGCGCCCTATACCCGCTTCCGGTGTGATAGGTCCCCTCCGTGATCTCGGCGAAGACCTTCTTCACGAGGGTGCGGACGTTGTCCTGGATGAGGCCCTTCAAGGAGGCCAGCCAGGCCTCCGCGTTTTCCTGGGTGAACTTCGGCGTGCGGCACTGCGCGATCTCCTCGCGCATCTTCTTGTGGTCCGTGCAGAGCATGTACTTTTCGAGGCTGAAAAGCCGGGAGAGATAGGTCCAGCACGCCTGGTCGACGCTCTTCTCCGCGTCGTCGCAATGGTCGAAACGGTAGAACCGGTAGGCCTCGATGAGTTCGAAGTCCTTCCCGATGAGGTCATCGAGCCCGAACATAGCCTTGGCGTTGGCCAGGATCCGCGCCTTGATCGCGCAGAGCCCAGCTACGTCGAGGCGGACCTGGGGCAGGTCCTCGGCATTGTCGTCGAATCGGTCCAGGGCTGTCATGCCACTACCCTCCCCGCCCTAAGTACCGGGGCCATGGAGTAGGAACCTAGTGGACGGACGGTCTCTTCGCCGTTGTAGAGAGCGATGGAGCGGCGGAACGACTGCCCGTCTTCATCCTGGAGGACGACGCTTTTCTCGGTCCGGGAGATGACCTTGAAGGTCCAGACGCAAGTATGGTCGCCGATGCTCCTGGCGCTGTAGGTCTTGCCGGTCTCGAACTGGTTCATCCTGGCCTCCGTGTTCATAAGCCCATTATATACCAGGTATATACCCTAGTCAAGTCCTTTTGAGTTTTATTATATATTTTTTATATCCACTTGCTATACTAGCCCTAGTAGTGCTATCTTCTTGCTATACCCCGTATGTACGGGTATACTGAGGGGGTGAAAGTGCTTTTGACGGTTAAAATTGACGCGGACTTCCTGGCGGCTTTTGACAAGGTGGCGAAGGCCCACCAGCGCGACCGGTCTAAGGAAATCAAGAAGCTTATGCTCGAGGACATCCGCGCGGAGAATCCTGAATACCAGCCCCCCGAAGATCTCTAGCCTCACAGAATCACCAGCTTCCCTGGTAGACCTGAGGCCGCGATTGATTCGACGTTCCCCTCCCCGTAGGCGATAAGGCAAGACGGGGCCCCTGCGTTCGCACGCGCCCGGGTTCCGTCCACATGATGGAAAAACAGCCGACCATGAAAGAAGAAAACCGCGTCCGCGCGATCCCATACCCATTTCCTGAACATCAGCGTTTCCGTCCTGGCGAAAATGAGGGAGATGGCGTTCCCGTGTTGGAAGCACTTCGCCAGCCACTTCGCGGCCGTGTTCCCGTATGGCGGGTTGCACCATACGCGAGCCCCCCCCCACGGCTGCATGAGGCCATCGTCTTGGATGGTGTAGTGCCTGGCGGCGGTATCCCAGGGCCTAGCGATAGGCGCGCAGGGGTCTAGGTCGAAGCGCCCGAGGGCCTGGATGATCTCCGGAGGAGTGAGCCATTCGTCTTTCCCCATGGCCGCCGATTGATGCCCGCCCATGCCCTTCATACCGGGTACTTCTCCTTCAGCCAGGCCCATTGCTTGGCCAGCTCCTCCGTCGTGCAGTCCTCCCGCGCCTTCCCCCCTACCGTCTCCTTGAGCTTCCGAAAAAGGATCTTCGACATGGGCCCCTTCGACCCCGGCCGCATCCTCCCCAGGACGATCTCGAGGTGACGGGCGATCTGGTTCCGGAGGAGGTGCTCTGCCGCAGAGGGCGTCAGGCCTCCATCTGGCTTGGCCATCTCAGGGGAATCTGCTTCCGTCTTATCGAATGGCTCAAACGTCCCGCCGCTCAACCGGATCGCTTCCGATCGCAAGGGCTGGATCCACTTCCTGGCCTGCCCGCCCTGCCCCTCTGATTCCTCGCCGGCTGTACCGCCTTCGCGCTCAGCGCGGTCCTTTAGGGCCTGGACCTGCTCAGCCTCGATTGAGGCGATTGCGGCGCGAAAGCGTTCGTCATTTGGGCCGTAGACGTAGCCGGCGATCTTCCCGGGCGCGGTGCGGTTGGCGCGGGCAAAGCATTGCTCGAGCCAGGGGATGCTCCTGATATGGGTCAGGCATGCGATATGGGTGACGGCAGGGACGGAGAGGCCTTCATAACACATTCCGACGCTATCAAGGGCGTCCACTTCTGGAGCGGCCTGCCCCTTGAATCGTGCGATGGCCATACGCGCCGCCGCGTCATCGTCAGAGGTGGCGATCAAAGCGTCTATTTTCCGTCGGTGCAGGTGGTCCTGGTAGGTCTTGGCCAGGGCAATGGAAGGCGCGACGACCAGGAGCTTCGCCCCCGGGTAGACCGAGGCGCGGTGCCGGCGCCAGTCGGCGACGGTCTCGTCCAGGAGCTCCAGGGCGTATTCGGTCCGGAGCGCCGTGAAGAGCGCTTGGGCGGCGTAGTCGCCCCCGGCCAGGGATCCAGCGGAGCGGCGCCCCCCTTCCTCCTCCCATTCGGTCCTGCCGTCCAGGTAGCGGAATTCCACCGGGACGATGGCGCCCTCCCGGAGCGCATCCCCGCGGGAGTAGATGACCGCGGCCTTCCCTGGACCTGAGAATACGGGCTGCCCGTCATGGTAGTCGAGGCCGGCTATGGCCTGCCCGTCGCCGCGGGCAAAGGTCCCGGAGGCGTAGACGACCAGGCCAGCAGCTTCCTCTAGCGGAGCGATAGCGGTATCCCAGGGCCCTCCCTTAAGTCGGTGATGCGGCTCGTCGAGGAAGAGGATGAACCGGCGCCCGCGGAGCGCCTGCTGGTGGAATACTGGATCCGCGACGATGGCCTGGTAGGTGGTGATATAGCCCGCGTATCCTCGGAAGGGATCGCCCGAGTTCCCGGCCGCGCGGATCCTGAACCCGCGCCTGCTCCAGGAGGCGAAGTCCGCCTCGCCCTGGTCGCGGAGGGAATTCCTGGGGACGACCCAGACGATCGAATCGAAGCCATGGCCGATAAGGATGTCGGAGAGGATCGGAGGCAGCGCGCTTTTCCCGCCTCCAGGGGTAACCGCGGCAAAAATCTTCTTGATCGCCTCGCCCTCGTGGATCCTTCGGGCCATGGCTTCGATCTCGGCCTGATGCTTGCGAAGGATCATCCCCTCCGCCTCTGCCCGCACTTGACGCATTCCTCCGTCGTCACCATGCCCCGCGACGAACAAGACACCCGGTGGAGATGGGCGTCTATGCGCTGAAGATCGACGCATGAGGGCGTCGGTTTAGGCGGGTTCGGGACGATGTTTAGGATATCTTTCATGATCCCCTTTCGCAAAAAAAAGGCAGCCGAGCGCGGGCTCAAGGAGGTTCAATGATCCGCGCCCGGTCTGCCTTGCCGATCTTCAAGCCAGCCAGTTTTAGTTCTGTTCGGCTGCTGGCAATTAAGGCCTTGAAGTCTGTGGCCGGGAGGCTTTACTCCGTAGAACCATGGTACCAAGGGCCTTGAGCCGATCACGGGAGTCGAACCCGCCTAAACGCTTCACCGCGCCGCCTAACCGCTCGGCCATCTCGGCGTGCCGGGCTTCCCCGGCGTGAGGCTAGGCCTTCGGCTCAGGAGCCAGGACCGCTATGCCCTGGGTAAGCGCCTTGAGCGTTTTGGCGACGGCCTTCTGCGCCGCCTTGAGGTTGGCCAGGGTCGGATTTTTCATGGCGTCCAAGACGAGCGACTCCATGAGCCCCGCGGCGATCCCATCGGTGACGATCTTGCGCACCTTCTGCTCTTTCGCGGCTTTCGCCTTCTCTTTCTTTTCCTTCTCGGTCAACTTCGGCATGAAAACTCCTTTCGCCTTTCGGCGTATGGGGAAGGGGGGATTCGAACCCCCACAACGCTCGGCCAAAGCGCCTTCTTCTCCGCTCCTATGAGCGGCGGTCTGCCAATTCCCTACATCCCCATGATCCCTGGACCCGCGCCAGGGCGTCGCGTCGTCGGCTACCTCTTTGCCCATCCGAAGGGGGCCGCAGCCGGCTATGTGGGTAGAACATGGCTCTCAGGTCTTTCGACCAGGTACCTCGGGGTGCCAGGAATCGAACCCGACGGCCCAGGCAAAGAGTCGCGCCCCTTCGCCTTTACCACACCCCCTAGTTCGGCCGGAGGCCAAAAGGCACGGCCGCTTTAATGCCCTCATGGGGCCGGCCGATTCATCGGCCTTCTATCGGTGAACGGGATGCTTTCGAAATTTCTTCTCGCATCCCTGCGAAATTATTTTCCTAGGCCGCGGCGGTCTGGTCCCTAGCGTTGTAGGTCATGCGGGCTATGCGCCGGCTCATGTATTCCCTCTTCTTCGGGCTTAACAGATGGTTGGCGACGAAGAAGCACATGAGGCCGGCCAGCGTGGCCACGACGGCGTATAGGTAGTAGGGCTTGAACGCGACGGCCAATTCCTTGGTCGACGTGCTGGAGACGGCCGGGAGGGCCTCCTTGAAAGCGACGATGCTGGTATCCATGGAGACGGCCAAAAGCGAAACGCCTTCGATGGCCGGGTACATGGGCGGAGACGCGGCGACCGGGATGACGATCAGCAACGCCAACACGATCATGAAGCCGATGATCCTCTTCACTCGTGAATCCTTTCCCGCGCTTAAGCGGCGCGGACGCTAGAAAATCTCAAGCGCCTTTACTTCGTTAGCCGATGTATCGCATCTTCCGCTCTCATCGCCGCCGAATGATAGTTCTCCAGCATGTACCCGATCATGATTTGATCTTTTGTTGAGAGGCGCGCCTGTTTCGCTAGGTCGATCATTTCCATGATCTCGTCCCTCGACCACGGCCCCTGGCTGTCCTTCGGCATCGGCGACCTCCTCAACATGGATTCCGAGAATATCGAAGGGCTCGGCCTTCCAGGACCCTGCCTTCGCGTCGATTCCGGCCATCGTCGGGAAACGCGCGACGTATTTCCGTGTCACGTAGGCGACCGCGTCGGCGTCTTTCGCTTCGACAACGAAGGCTTGGGAAAGAACGATCTTCGCCTTCACGGCACCGCCTCGATGACCCTGCGCCTCGGCGGGTAATCCCATAATTGCGGACGCGACATATCAATAAGCGCCTCATCGTATTCACCGACTCGGAGGTAATACCCGCCCGAACGTCTGATTTTATAAACCGCCATCGCGTCAGGATCGAAATCAGTAGGCGCGGGGTAGGCACCGAGAACCGGGATGTCTTCGGGAATCGAAACGACGAAGGGCGACTTCCATCCGTCAACTGGCTTCGCATCCTGGACGATGATGAAGCCGACCATCATAGCGATGCAGGCGGCGCAGATGGCCGCGGCGACGACGACGTAGGGGGCGAAGCGTTTCCGAAGCGCTCGATACCGACCGGCGATGTACCGAGCGGCGGGAGCCAGGGAAAAGACTTGGGAGTCTGGAGCATCGATGATGTTCAAGGCATGAGATTCGACAGGGATCATGCGGGTACTGATCCTTCCCGCCTGAGATGAGCTCTCACACGCTCTCGATGCGTCTCCAGATCTTTTTCTGATAGATGATCGATCATGATCCCTTCGTCCAGTAGATTCGTGCTTTGTTCTTTTTCGAACTCGAAGGTCAACTGTTGGCGCTGGCCTTTGATGTAGTGGATGATTTCATCCTTGAGGTTCTTCACCTCGTCGTTAAAAATGTTCTGCGGATGATCGGTGTCAAATTCTCGATGCCCGCCGTGTTCATCCTTCACATATTTTTCCACTTCCTTGTCCTCGATTTTTTCCATCGATAGTTTCGCGTGTGATCCTTCTAGGACGACGACCGTCCCGGGCTCTTCGCCCTGGGAAAAGGAGATTGACTTGATGCTGAATCTAAGGCCTTGCGGAAGGTCATAGACCTTGAGCGCCATGGCGCCGACGCGAGACGCAGCAAGCATGAGACCATCGCGCGGCTTGTCGTCGGCCTGAATCCTGAATGATCGGCCCTGGTGGTCGTATTCGATTCCGACCTCGTAATTGCCTGGATTGAAAACGAGCTTGTGGATGGTCATGCTGCCCCCTTTAACGCGAAAAGTTGAATCAATGCGCCGGAAGGCTTCCCCTTCTCGACGTAGTATTTCGTCGTGTATTTTTCACAGACCTGGCTGTCGTCAACCCATGCCCCTATACCGGTCAGGGCATCTAGGACGGCCTTCTCTACGTTGTCGATATCAGGCTTTTTAATATGCGGAATATTTTCGGAGGGAGAACTTTTCTTTTCGAGCGCCAAGGGGCGGGGCATGTAGAAGGAAATGCAGAGGCGGACCGGTCCATCGATGCGCTTATCCGCTAGCTGACTGCGAGCCGCCACGGCAATATCTGATTTCCAGGCCTCAGCGGTTCCGGCATCATAGACGCGGGCTTTCCCGAGGGCCTTATTATAAAAAGCGCGCGGCCGCGGCTGTGCCTTCGGGATTCCCTGAACGTCGAAGGTCGCTACGTGTTCCCAGCTCATACGTTCTCCAGATCGTGCAGCCGTTCTTTGACTTCCCCGAGTTCGACCAACAGATTTTTCAGCCGAATCAGCGACTTCACGAGCGCGCCCTGGAGCGACCGGAATTCCGCGCGCGTCACCGGACCATCCTTGATATCGGTCACGATCTGCGCGTCCTCATCGGTCACGCCCTGCTTCGTCTCGATCTTCTTCATGAGCGGCTTGCGCTCGACGGCCTTGGCCGACTTGGTTTTTATGTCCGGGATTTTCTCGCCCTTGTAGACGATGACGATGGAATGCCCGGCAAGATCGAACTCCCGATCTTCGTAGGCGATGTTCTGGATCTTCCATCTGAGCGACGGGGCCTTAACCAGCCCGCTCTCTCCTGCTTTGGTTACCGAGTCGAATGGCTGGCCATCGACGAATATTTTCGAAATGCTTCGCCTCATGCTGGTTCTCCCGCCGGGACGTAGGATGATGTCAGGTACTGGTCGATATCAGCGGTGTCGAAAAAATACCTACCGTTTATGAGGCGGAAGGCAATCGGCGGGCATGGGCTCAAGCACCACCGCGTGAGCGTTCCGCGCGTGATGCACAGCCGCTCCGCTGCCTCTTTGGATCCGATGAGCTTCCCGCGAATAACTGGATCCCTCATGCCGATATGACTCCATCGTCCTCAACCCCGATAGCCGCCCTCCGCTGATCCGGTGTCATGGCGTCCCATATCTCTTTCCACTCGGCAACGGTCTTGGAGAGGTAGGCGTCCACCGTATCCTTCGTCCATCGCCGCTTACCCGGGAAATCCGAGACACCCCAGCGCGGGAGGAGCCAGGGCTGATCGCGCTTGTAGAGTGTGGATTCGGCGTAGGGGCCGAGCTCGGCGATGTCGGAGACTCCGAATGTCTCACGGACCCCGAGGCGGGCCATGAGGGCGTCAAGCTTCCGCTCGAACCGATCGAACTTTTCAAGAATGCTATCTTGAACCGCCCCTACGTCGCTCACCGTTTCCCCCTCTGCATGAAGGCCATATAAGCGGCCGCTAGGAAAGACCCGACGACGCTTAGGAAAACCGCGCCGCAAATGATCGCCGCGCATACCAGGAGAAAGACCGTCATTTCAATGACTCCTCTATACGCTCATCGCGTTCGCTCTCGTCGCCTGAGGCTTTGCAAAGCAAGTAGGCTAGTACCGCCGCGCCTATCGCGAATGAAATCAGGATCTTTAAGATCATCTCCTCGCCTCCAATACCCGGTCGGTTGTGATCGCGTCGCGTATCGCCTTCTGTACCGCCTCGCGCCAGAGGACCCTGATGATCTCCTCGCGGGTGAAGCCGTCTTGAAGCACCATCTGATCGACGATCTCCATGACCATGCTCTGCGCCTCTGGACGGTTTAGCGGCATAGCTACTTCCCTTTCTTCGCGCGCTCAGCGCGTCGGTCTTTACCTCTTGGGCTTTGTTTCCCGTGCCCCGACTGCACCCACTGCTGGAGAATCAATGGCAATCCGCAGCCAGGGCATTTCATCTTCCGGCCTTTGGGGGTCCATTCCGTTTGGATATCGTCCGGGATTTCGTTCTTGCACTTCGGGCAAATAGCTATCGACATAGGGCCCTCATTTCATCGCGCATGATGTTCTGCTGGTAGATTTCGTTCTCCGCGACAAGCCTGGGCGCGGGAAGCTTCACGACCTCCGCCGGTCCCGGGATCTCATCGAACGGCACCCACGGCGCGCCGGGGCCTAGAGCCTTGCGGTAGAGCGTGCCGTCGCGGTCGCGCTTCATGGCGTAGACGAGGCGGGGGCGTTTCATGCGAGCCTCCGAATTTGCTTGAAAGAACCCTCCCCCGGGTTTACGATGGAAGGAGCCACAACCACCGAATCCCGAAGGAGGGAAAGAACCATGAGTGATGAACGAACGATTTGGATTAAGGCACTGGAGTTAGGAGTCAATTTCCTAGGGGCGGGCGGAACGTTTCCCGAAGGCGTGCAACTCCCAACAAGCGGATCTGATCTTGACGACGAAGACTTGGATTCCTTGCGAATCTCCGATGTAAAGAAAGCCGCTAATGCCTTCATGGAAATCATTAAAGAAGTTCCTTAGCCCTTCGGCCTCTTGGTGATCTTGAGGACGATTATCTCCACGGCCTCAAGTTCGCCCTTGCGTCCTATGAATGCGGTCGTCCCCTTTTCGATAAAAACGACGTCATAACCGGCTCTGCAAAGTGCAAGAGCTAAAGCGTTGTAGTCCTTCCGATCCATACCTTCCTCCTTCTCTTTCTTCGCGATCATGCTTGCGCCTTCGCTTCGGCGTTGGCCTCATCCAAGGCCTTGTCCGCCCGCTCCCGGGCTGCGTTTAATTCGCCTTTCCGTTGGTTCATGTATTCAAGGTGGTCCGTTATCAAATACCTGGCCATCTCAAGGATCTTGAATCCGTCGTCAGCTAGGCCCGTATCGCCATGATCTATGCCGACCTCGATCATCTTTTCGCTCAGATCGACCATGTCGGCCGCTATTCGGTAGATCGTTGATTCGGGGGCTATATTGCTCATGCCGCTCCCCTAGCCGCATCCGACGCGATAGCCCGGATTTTCTCCGCTACCGGCCCGAGTTTATTCGCCGCTTCCTCTGCCGTCGCCTTCGGCTCTTCGATGGCCGGAGGGTCCGGGAGGAACCCGAGGGCGCGCTGAACCTGCGCCGGGGTGATGGTCCGGTCAGCGGCCATGATCCGGAGCTCGCGGAGTTGTGATGCGGGCGGCAGCTTCGGCTGTAAGATGATGACGCGGGGCAGGGCTTCCTTCGTCGCGTTGTCCCGGTAGAGAGCTGCGGCCTCGGGCCCCATCCCTTCGGCGATGATGGCCAGGGTTTCCTCTAGGCTCCAATCGGCGGGAGCCATAGGCGAGCTTGCGGAAAGTTTTTCCGCAACTACGGCATTTTTTTCCGCAAGGTCTTTCACCCATCCTCGGACGGCCCGGTCAGTTCTTGCTACGGATTCGGCAATCTGCTTGGTGGTCATGCCGCGCCTTCAATCTTCCGGGGCCTTAAAATCAAGTCCCCTTCGGTATCCTGGAATAGGTCAACGGCATCCCCGGCGTTGATTCCATGGTCTTCCATCCATGCTTTTGGGATCGAAAGAGAGAAGCCGCGCTTTCCTTTCTGCCCGATTCGATAGGTTTTGATCCGAACCAGATTATCCAAAGCCCCTCCAGTTGTCGGCAATTGCCGACCGATAGGGCCATCTTAGTCTAACCTTGCCGACTTGTCAAGACTTTTCGTCGGCAAATGACGATATTTAGGCTACATGGACTTCATGGGAGGAATTCGGAAACTACTAGCGGTTCGGGGAGACTCTCCGGCCAATCTCATTGAAAAGACAAAATATCCTAGGGCAAGAGTTTATTCTTGGTTTGACCAGAAAAGGAAAAGCATACCGAACGTTCACGACGCCATTGGGATTGCCTATGCGTACGGAGTAACCGTAGAAGAAATTGCCGACGGTGACCACGGCCGCGACTACGTCATCGACTGGGCCGGCCGCCACGGCGCGAAATGGAAACCACCGTCCAGGATCGCCGAGATCGTCTCCGATCTGGAATACGTCAACGACGATTTCCTGAGAATAATGGCGATGACCGTTAAATCGGCTGCAGATCTCGAGAGAAGCAAAGGACAATTAGCGGCGGAATCAAAACCCCAGGCGTATGGCTAGAAAATAATTTGATTGACTTCCATGAAAAACGTTGTAAAATGAGCCTCGCAGGTGCGTCTAAAAATTGGGGAGAATGTAAAATCCTGCAATTCATAATTAAAAATAATTGGATGCCGACCGCGCGGCCGACTATGAATAATTGAAAACGGGGAAATGATGAAAAAGATAATAGCTGCTCTCTTTATCGTCGCGTCGTTAACGTCCTGCCTTTCAGTAGAGAATACTCCTCCGCCTAATTTTACTTCGACAATTACATCTGAAAATGATACCGGTCTTGCCGAGATCGCCATAACCACAGAATGGCAGAGTAAGTCATTCTTTGCCTGGGCTGAAGGTATATCTGGATTTGAACTTAATGTTAAAAATAATTCTGATAAGATTATTAAATTGGTATGGGAAAGTTCTTCTCTATCCTATAACGGCAATTCCTACACCCCGTTCATTACTGGGCAGAAATATATAGAAGCTTCGAGACCTATGAATGCTACAGTTATTCCAGCCAAGGGTAACTTCAATATAGATTTATTTTCTTCTGGACAACCGTATTATAGTTGCGGAACCTATGGATCTGGATGGATGATGAATCCCATCAATTCACCAAGTGTTATAATTTTATTATGTATTCAATCCGGGACAGCTGAGGATTACTATACAATTACGGTTACAAAACAATAATTTTATAAATGGAGCGTAAACCAATGCCGAATAAAGTCCTTCGCTCAACCCACATGGGTACGTTGAAAATCGGAGACATCGAACTGGGGTGCTATGTCCTTGAGGATAAGCAAAGAGTATTCAGCGCCAGTGATTTCATTTCAATTTTCAACTTACAATCCGGGAATTTAGAACCGAAACATAATACCACAATTTTGAAGCGTTTCCTTGAAAAAATCAGGCTTAATTCTATTATTACTAATGATTTAGAAAGCCCACAAATTAAGCCGATTCAATTTGTAGTTGAGGGCGGACGAGGATCTCCGATAAATGGATATATGGCTGAACTATTGCCCGAGATTTGTAATGCGATTTTGAAGATGCAGACAGAGAATTGGCTTCCCATTGAGATGCGAGAGGCTGCGCGCCGCAGCCGGAAGCTATTGAACAGCTTCGCCAAGGTCGGCGTGATCGCTTTAATCGATGAGGCCACCGGGTATCAAGAGGTCAGGGATAAAGATGCGCTCCAGAAAATACTTGATAAGTATCTTCGCAAAGAATGGGCAGAATGGGCAAAGAGATTCCCGGATGAATTCTATAAAGAATTGTTTCGGCTTAAGGGCTGGGAATGGCGCGGGATGAAGGTGAACCGTCCGAGCGTGGTAGGGACCTACACAAAGGATATAGTCTATAAAAGGTTGGCGCCTGGAATTCTTGAAGAGCTTGAAAGTAGAAATCCACTTCTAGAAAGTGGACAGAGAAAAGTCAGACATCATCAATGGCTAACTGATGATGTTGGCCATCCAGCGCTTACTCAACATATCTATGGAGTCACCGTCCTTATGAAATCGTGCATTGACTGGTCGCAATTCAATAGAGCTTTAACAAGAGTATATCCAATGATCGGTGAACAAAAATGGCTTGAACTTGAAGAGAACGAGGCATAAAAAAATAAAGGCCTCCGGATAAACCGAAAAGCCTTTACCGACCGGGAATTCCCAATCCGATAATAATCTACCACGCTGTTCGTATTTTTGCAAGAATATTCGTACCTATTTGATTTTTAAGGCTTCCCCTTCGTCTTTTTCTCTATCGCCTTCGTAATCTTATTGATCGCGTCTTGTGGGGTATGGAGATAGCCCTTCGTCGTCTTCAGGTCAGAATGCCCGAGCAGTTCCTGGATGTATCGAAGCTGAACGCCTTGGGCCTCCAGGACCGACGCAAGCGAATGGCGGGCCGAGTGTGGGGTGATCTTGCGGCCATTGAGATCGATCCCCGCAGCCTTTACCCATCGTCGAAACATCGAGGCGAACATGCGCGGGGACGGCTGGCTACCGTCGGCGTAGGCTAAAGCAAATTCGTGCTTTCCGTGGGTCTTCCAAAGCGCGCGGAGGGCGGATTGGAAGATGTCGGGGAAGGGAGCGTCCCTGAGCTTGTGGTGCTTTGGGTCTCCGAGCTCGCGGAACCCAGGAGAGTCGAAACGCTTCCAGGCATGGCGGACGTGGATCGTCTGGGCCTTCCAGTCGAGATCGTCAGGCTGGAGCCCGAAAAGTTCCGATCGACGAAGGCCTGCCCAGAACATCCCCGCGGCGACGGCGCGTTCCATCTCATCCGCGAGGATCCCGGGGGCGAAGAGCTTGGCCACCTCCGCTTCCTCAAGCCCGGTCCTGGTCCGTCGCTGCGTCGCCTTCGGGCGCTCGATGGATCGGAACGGATCCACCCATCGAGGGTGACCCATCTGGTATTCGCGGAAGGTCATCCGGATGAAGGAGAAGACGGCTTCGAAGGCGCGCGTCCCGGCCATAGTTCTCCCCCGCTTCGCCTTCCCGGCCGTAGCGCCCTTCTTTGGCCGGCCGGTCAGGACGGGGTGAAGCGCAATCCGGCCCAGGGCCGCGAGGATGTCGTCCTGGGAGATCTCGGACATGGCGAAGCCGAGGATAGGGTCGCCCTCGAGGTGGACTGCGAAGATGTTGCGGTAGTTGGCGAGGGTGCTAGGGGAATAGGGTCTGTTGGCGGCGACCAGGCGCGCGGCCCGCGGCGACGTATCGGCCTCCAGGAATAGCCGGATCCAGGCGCCGACCGTGGATCCACCTCCGGGCGCCGTCCCCGCGTTGCGCCGTAGATACTCAATAAGCGCGAGAGCGCCGCGGCGGGCCTGCCCCTCGGACGTCGGCCGACGGAATTGCGCGAGCTCCACCGGGAACCGAACGAACCCCCGGCGGTCCCATGCGGCCCAGGCTTCCCGCGGCAGCCCCGTCGCGCGTGTGAGCGTGATCTGCCAGGTGCCGTTGTCGGGCCGGCGGCGGATCGTGTAGGGCGACGGGATGCGCATTCCGGAATTCCTGCACTTTCCCGGGTACATCGTCAACCCGGCCGCGCTCAATCCGGCCCGTTTCTAGCTCTATTTCTTTTATGGGCCGTTATTTACGAAACGCGACCAGAGGGGCTCGAACCCCCGACCTGCTGCTTAGAAGGCAGACCAGTAGGAACTGATCCAATTCTTTTATATACCGGTATTTGTTTTCTAGCGAACGATTTATAAGCCCACTATCCCGCGCTCAATTCGAGCTTTTCGCTCACTGTGCACGCTATTCCTGCACTATTCCGGGTACAATTTCAAGGCCTCGGCCTAGACTGGTTTCGACCAATATTCCTTCGGCTAGGCCGTTGATGAGACGGTCGAATGCGGCGACGGCCGGCGCTCCGCGAAGGTCAACCATGATTATGCCGGCCCCCAGGTCGGCGCTAAGGATACGCCCTAGGCGGTCGGCGCGCTGAAAGTAGATCATATCCTAGTATCGCCCGAAATACCCCGGGAGCTTCAATCACCTCGGAAAAATATTTTCATTTTTCTACCGATACCCCCTTGACAACTTAGGGCCATTGGCCCTATACTTTAAACATCAGCCGGCCGTAGGGCATGGCTACCCCTCCCGCAAGGAGACGAAAATGCAGAGCTACCTGATCGTGATCCCGACCACCGTTTTCAACCGGATCGCCCCGACCGCCGTGGTCGACGCCATCCGCGCCGATGTTAAGGCCGCATTGGCCAAGGCTTTCGGCGGCTATACCGAGGTCGTCGGGACCGGCGGTTACCTGGCCGATTCTGGCGAGAGGATCGAGGAGAGGGTCTACCTGATCGAGGCCTGCTACGAAACCCCGGACGATGAGCTGATCGAGCGGCTTGCCGGCCGGATCAAGGCCGAGCTCAGCCAGGAGTCGGTCATGATCAAGAAGGACGGGGCGGCCCGCTTCTTCTAACCGACCCGGGGCCCCGAAGGGGGCCCCTTTTCCCCCAAGGAGGGATATATGCGTATCGTAATACGATCGAGCAGCCATGGCGAGCGGATCCCCGCGGATGTGGTAGACGAGAAGAAGAAGGAAGCGCGGCGCCGGATCCTCGCGGCCGGGTTCCAGTACCTAGAATTCCCGGCGACCCTCGGGTCATTCGATACCGGAGGCCAGGAGATCCAGGAGGACGTCACCGTGATCGAGTCCATGGTGGAGCAGACCTATGCCTAGCGTACCCGGTCCCGTTGAGCTGCGCGCATGGATAAGCGAGAAGGGCCTAACCGTCGCTCAAGCCGGGAGGTTCGCCGGAGTCGAGGCGCGGGCCGCGCGCCGCTGGACGAGCCCCCCGGACTCCGCGTCATTCCGGGCAATACCTTGGAGCGCCTGGGCTCTTCTGCGACTCATGACGAAGGATGCGACGCTGAAAGAAATCCAGGCGGAAGTCGAGAAAGGCGGAGATCATGACGTGTAGGGCTTGTGGATATGGCGATGGGCAGAATGAAACTCAAGAATTCATAGAGGTCGTCGGCCTCGAAGATGGGCCTTTCTACGTGGCTGGAAACATAGAAGGCATAACTAAAAGGAAGGGGATTCCAGTCAAGGCTTTTGCTTGCCCATTATGCGGGACAGTGAGAATTGATCGTACCCTTCATCGATCAACGCCCTAGAGTCATCCCCGCCCAGGCCCCGAAGATGAAGGCCCCCGCCGTGAAAACGGCCGCGCCCACAGCGCCCCAGATCATGCCGTCCTCGAGCATCCGCGCCCGCTTCTCGGCCGCTGTCGCCCGATCGGTCATGATGCCGAGGGCGGATCCGGTCCAGTCAAGGCGCACCTGCAGGACAGCTTTCTCGCCCTCCTTCTGCGCTACGGCAGCCTGGACGGCCAAGGGTACGGCGACGTCGACCGCGGTTTCGGCGGACGTCTGGATCCCCGCGTCAAATTCAGCCTGGGTGTACAGCTTTTCGGGCGGCGTCGATGCCGGCTTGGACGCCGGCACGCTTGGCGGCGTCGATCCTTGCGCGAGTATCGGCGTCGAGATCGTGCAGGACATCATTAGGATTGCGAGCCATAGTACTTTCAACGGCGGCCTCCTTGGCTTTTTCATCGGCGGCTGTACCGCCTTGAGGCATAGGCAAGTCCGATCCACCTACCCCTAGTGATTTGACGCCCGAGGGCTTGGCGGCCCCTCCTTGGCGGATCTTGGCGATCCCGATAAGAGCGAGGATGCCGAGGATGAGCCCGCCGGCGGCGATGAGGCCGGGGCGGAGCTTGGCCCATTGGGCGGCGAACCAGGCTTTCATACTGACCTCCAGATGCCGCGCTCGAGGAATCCGTGCCAGGTATGCTTGGCGGCCCACTCGCGCGGCGAATTCGGATAACCGTTCGAGCCCCAGAAAATCGAAGGGCTCACCGAGATCGTCCCGTCCTCATGCTCGGTGACCGCCCAGGTCGAAACGTCGGCGGTCAGGAGGAACCCGGCATCGTCTCTGGCAACGGGGGCGGCCACGTTCCAATGTCCGCGGTCATCCTTCCAGTAGTCGCCGGGCTCGATCCCGTCCTCGGTTGTATGGTCGAGGTGTTCGATCCGGCGCCCTTGTGTCGTCACGGGGTGCCCTTCACCGCCGCGATGATTTCCTTACCGTTTTGCATGGTCAGGAAGCCGTACATGACTAGGCTGAAGGCCATGGGAATTCCCGTCCCTACGGCGACGACAGCCCAGGGCTGCCCGCGAAGCATGGCCAGGGCTCCGAGGCCGAGCCCCGCGAAGAAACCGATGAAGCCGAGGACCTTGCGGCCCGAGGTCTTCCCATCCTTGCCCTTGAAAAGCCCGCCGGCTGCGGCCTCAGCGACCTGGCCCTCTACGACTACGCCCTGCGATTGATCGCTCATGATTCCACCTCCCCTATTGTTTCCGCCCCTCGCTCGGGGCGCTCTGTCCTCATCCGCACAAGCTCAACCAAGACCGTCGCCGTCACCATCGCGATGTCCAGAACAATCAGCGGCCCCAGGAACCCGCCCCACCGTAGCGACTTGTCCGCGTAGAACGGAATCACCGTCGCGATGGACACGCCGACCAGGACGACCGCGATGATTAGGCAAATCGCAAAAGCTACCTGGTAAAGGCTAGGGCGCTTCACGCTTTCCGCCGATGGTTGGGGGCTGGATGAATACCGCCCACTTCGAGTTCGCTCCGGTCGTCTTCAGGATGCCTGCGAATTCCTCGGGTAAAAGATCAACCAGTGATCCGTTTACGTCTCGGTAAAGCGTCCGATGATCTCCCCACGGATCGCGGATAAACCACCGGGCGACGCCTTCCAGCCCTCGCCCACCGTCAACCTCGACGCCTATCAGCGCGACGGTATGATGGAGCGTCTTCCCGTTTCCCGCCGGGAATGCTCCGGTCACCAGGACCGTTCCACCGGAGACGACATGGTCGAAAATCTGTTTCGTCGTCGCGTACTCGGAGAAATGGGAGAGATCGGGTATCCCGATCCAGCGCGAGATCCCGACGGCCAGGATTTCCTGCCATTGGTTCACCGGGTACTGGTGCCGCGGATCGAGTTCGTTGTACCGCTCGAGGCATACCAAATCAGAGCGGATGAACTTGATGAGGCGATCTTCCGGCTGCCCTACTCCGCTCGGGAAATGATAGCCGAGCGCGGCCAGGGCGTTGATCGCTGCCGTGGTTCCACAGGACGTTCCCGGGTCGATGACGTTGTTCCGTTGCGAGTAGTAGGGCGCCCCTTCTCCGTGGATGATGCGCGTCATCATGCGATCCTGATGATGTAGTTGACGCCGAGGATCTTGCCGCGGGTTACCGTCCCGATTCGGGGGGTTCCATTGGATCCATCAGTTACCACGTCCCGAGCCTGCCGTCTAGATCCGTCGGACAGATTGCAGTCTCCATCAGCAATATTAGCCCCAGCCCCATAGCCAGCGATTCGCTTTGCTCCTATAGCTGGCTGATCAAGCGAGGCTATTTCATGGAAATGTCCCTGGCCCTGGTCGTCCTTAAACTGTCCTAGCACCGCCGCGTCATGCGCCGTTACTTCCGCTGCGCGAGTCCCGATCCCGTAGAACGCCGCCTCGCGCGAATCGGGAAGGAGGAAATCCGTTGCGCCCGACGTACCCCACGGGCAATAGCGAAGCGTATGGACTCCCGACTGCGATCCCGAGGTATTGATCTTCGTCCCGGCGAGCGCGTTCGCAAGCGTCGTCGCGAGGCTGAAGGTGCTCGCGTTGACGTAGATGACCCAGTAGTTGGTATTCGCGGCCAACCCAGTGGGCAATGCTCCAGTCGTCGTCAGCTCGATGCGATCTCCGGTCGCGAGCCCGTGGGCAGCAAGCGTTACCACTCCCGGCGTGGCGATCGATATATCGACAGCCCCCAATGACGAGGTTAGCCGTCCATAGAGCGTGGCGTAGGTAGCCCTTGAAAGCGCTCCGCCCTGGGCGAAGGCCCAATTCGTTGCATTCGGAACCGCGATCCCCGGCCAGGGCTTGATGATCCCGATGGGGATATAAGTATCCATGATCGTGGCGAAGGCTTCCGCGAGCGCCGTGACCCATCCCGTCCCGAGCTGATTCACGCGGACAAAGGACGAAGCTGCGCCCTTCACGTTGGCCCCCGCCTGGACGAGTTCTATCAGCTCGGAGCCATCGAGCGCCGCGGCAGCCGCAAGTTCGGAAATCCGTTTACCAGCCATATCATCCTCCCCTAGAATTTCTTCTCAAGCAGCGCGAGACGCACGGTATTGCTAAGCGCCTGAAGGTCGGGCGCTACATCGAGCACTTGGACTTTCCACACGCCAAGCCATGGCCGCGTCGCAGTCACCGCTTCTGAATCAAGATCAACGAACCCCATCGTCAATTCGGCCGTCCCTACGTCGTAGATGCGAAGGCGCAAGAAGTCACTTCCCCATGGTTTGACCGTCAAGAACTTGGGGACGTCCATATATTTATTCGCCTCGGCAAGGGCTCGTGCATCCGCAAGCGTCGAGTTCGGAAGAAGTGTCTTGAATTCAAGCTCGGGAATCAGCCGGTAGGTTTCCTTCACGTAGTCGTAGTTCGCGATTGAGCGGCTGATGAGTGACTCGCCCTGGTTGAAGTCTTTCGCGTATTCGACCTTCACGCTCGCAGCGAGAAGCGAGCGATCTGTTTTGAAGCCGAGGTCTTCAATGTCCATGATATCTTCGTTGTGGATCGTGAACGATTCGGCTCGGTCTGGATCATCGATGCGAATCGTGCGGCGCCCATCGGGGTCGATCTCGTAGCGGAAGCCGACGTTAGCCCCGCCCTGAAGCTGGAGGATCGCTTCTGCGATTTCGATCTGGCTGTCGAACACTACCCCGACTTCTGAGAGCATCGCATCCGCGGCAGACCATTCGGCGATGTTATAGTTCGACTCGTTATAGGCGAGGTCCAAGTATCTATTATTCAGGTAGACAATCACATCCGCCGCGGTGTCGATGTCGATACCCACGGATCCCAGGACACGGCACTCGAAGACCGTCGTTCCGCTCCGCGAATCGGCAGATGAAAGGGTGAAGCTACCGTTCGCAAGGTCCGTCGCTGTCGGAGTCTTCGTTGTCCACACGTCGGCGATCTTCACCTGGACAGTCCCGAGCGAAGTCAGGGTAAGCGCTTGCCGGAATGTCGTTGTCCCCGTGGTATTCGTATTCGTCGGAATCGCTTTCGAGATCCTGATTGTTCCGAAGGCCAGAGGGATCACCTGATTGACGTAGGTGTCCGCGAGATAGGGATAGGCGGAAGCCGTGAACGTTTCCGTCGGGATCTTCGCGCCTCCCGCGTTCCGTTTGTCCATGAGGTGCAGAATCATTTCCTGCTGGCTCATTTCGAAATCGTCAACGTAAAGCGACGAGATGCGGATGACTTCCTCGAAGGAATAATCGGAGACGCCCGCACGCTCCTGGAGATAGAAGGTATTTGCATCGTTGCCGTAGATTGGAATATCGATGAGATAGTCCAGCTCCCCGCCGACGTTGTTGAGAACGGCATCGCCGTTGATGAGCGCGAGCTTGCTATAGCCGAGGAAATCCTGGCATTGCGCGATCGCCGGTACCGACTTCAAGAGCGGCTTGAACTCGATCCCGTCGAGGTAGATCAACTGGGTATCACAGAAACCATAGCTTCTGCCCTGCTGGATGACCGAGGTATCAGGGCTCGAAGCGTGTTCGATATGGAGCCAAAGAAGCTGCGCCGCGTTGTCCCAGTAGAATGATTTAGGAGTGGTGAGCACGTCGGAAGAATTGAGAAGCGCTGTATATCCGATGAGATAGTCCTGAACGATCTGAGAAATGTTGACCGTCGAGGTGTCGGATTCATCGGGCGCTCCGAACGTCGTGACCCAGAAAGCGGCGAGCGTGTACGATGATGGCTTCGCGCAAAACACAAACGGCTGTATGTTGTAGAATCGAGTAAGTACAGATGTTTGCGTCAGCGTGAAGAGAATCACCAGGGGCCACCCGCATAATGCCTTGTCGTTAATGCGACATAATAATTAGTGGCTGATCCATCGTCGCAATAGAATTGAGCTAAATTTCCAGTTCCTGAATTTATTCCGTATAAAGTGATGCGGCTACTAGAGGTTCTTTCTGCATACGCAATCACAAGATTATTTCCGCCAGAAGTAATCATACCTGACACACCTATCTCTTCTGATACGCTTAGGAATCCCGCGAAATAGTCATGTATTTCATCACCAGTTTTACTCCCATATATTTTTTTTAACACGCCATATTCGCGGCAATAAAAGGCATTATTTGCTGTCGCTGCATATAAATTCGTGTTTACTGTTCCTCCGCCATTTACCGGTATTTCCCCATCGCCATGTCCCGCATGCAATCCGTCGAGCTTGTCGGCATCGAGGCCGCTCCCAGTTCCGTCAACCGTCAGAAGCCGCGCGAGTATTCCCGCACCAGCTTCTGCCGCTAAAGCCGTAGACCAATTTGCCCCGAGGGCAGACCCGAACGCGGTGGACCATCCTGCAGCAATCGCAGACGCAAGAACCGCAAGCCATCCCGTTCCCATCGGAATCGTCACGTCGCGGTTCCGCCTGATCGCCGCGATCTGCCCGGCGGTAAACGCCTTGCCTTCGTCGAATTCGTAGAAGCTCGCGGGGCTCCCTGAGTCGTACCATCCGCAATAGGTCGAGTTCCAGGTGACGCCTGTGAGCGACGAAACGAAAGCCGCCGTGCATACCGACCCGTCCCCGGACGGCGTGATCTTGACGTAGTTTGACGCGCTGCCCGAGATCGCAGTATCGGCGTCCGCGAGGTAGAGCGTCCCCCCGATCTGGAACACGGCGCCCTTCACGATGTTCGAACCGATGACGCGCAGGGGCATCTCGATTCCGAGGGCGACGGCGCGCATCTCTGCGATAATCTTCGTCCAGTCGCCTATCGCTGTCGGAGGATTCGCAGGCTCTTGTACTCGATTGATTGCCATTACCGTGCCTCCCGGAAGTTGAGCGTAAAGCTATATTTTTTGTCCTCGCGCGCGGGGCTCTGGATCCCGCCCATGATCCGCGCGTACATCGGGATCATGAGATCTTGGGCCCCCTCGAAACAATCGATCCAGAACGGCCGCCCGTTCCCGACTGCGTTGATGTAGTCCTTGATCGCGGCGTATTGTTCACGCGTGACATGTGCGAAGTTGAAGGTCCGATCGATGAGCGGTTCGATGCGGGTCTGCGTTACCTGGCCCGTCAGACTTTCCCCGACGATGGAATTATCGAGCGCGCCGTCCTGCCAGTTGGCAATTGGATCGGGCATCGTGTAGTCCATCCCGAACCCTACGCCGCCCAGGTACCCCGCGCCCACGCCGGTCCAATCGATGGATACTTCGATGGACCGCACACCCTCAACCGTATCGAAGTGGAGCGCATAAAATTGTTCAATCAAAAGCATGGTCTCGGTGTAGAGCGTATTGCCGAGATAATCTTTCAGCGTGATCGTCATTCCGGCCGACGAGATCGACCGCGTATACCCGTCTTCGGTGACGCGCTCTTCGCCGTCCTCTGTAAGACGATACGCTTCGAGGGCGTTGTGGTATCCGAAGTAAAAACAGTTGACCGATTTATCGGCCGGCATCATGAAGGTCAGCGTGTCCACGCCCGCCGTATTCTGATACCGCTTCCGCAAGAAAATATGGACGAGGTTGTACGGCGAATAGTTCGCGGAGGTGTAGAGGCTGGTGATGACGGATGTAAGGGCGTAGTTCTCGAAAAGGATTTTCATACGTTCATCCTCACCTGGCCATTGTTGATGTACCGGACGGTTGACTGCGCGACGACCTTGCCGTCGAGTATTGACTGCACGGTAATAAATCCAGGTCCGGTCTGGCTTGCGACCTTCGAAGCAACAAGGTCTGCAAAGGCGTCCATGAGCGGCGAGCCCATAGCGCTCGTGCCGAACATGATGTCGCCGCCGCCGCGATCTCCGGCTATGACAGGAGTACCGGATCCACCACCTGAAGGTAGGACGAGTCCACCGGTTGCCATGGCTGGGGGCTGAGGCTGCGCCCCTGCGACAGAGGCGATCTGGAGGCCGCCAATTACCGCGGCATAAGATCCAGCTATTAAACCAGCCGGGACAAAGGGCTGAGTGAGAAACCCGTTGAGCGTCGAAAGCGCCGCGTTCGCGATCGCCGAAGTAAGATCCCAGCCCCACTTCGTTTTCGCGTATTTATATTCGAGCATCGCCTTGTCGTAGAGATTCTTCTTTTCGCGCGCCGCCTTCGCGTCGTCGTTAGCCTTTTCGCGGGCAGCCTTCGCTTCATCGTTTGCCCGGTCGCGCGCTTCTTTTTCTTCGCTATATCGCTTCTCTGCCGCTGCCTCTTCGGCCCTCCGTGTATCTTCAAGCTGTTTCCTCTTCGCGTCGTATTCAGCCTTGAGATTTATTTGATCGATTTCTTTTTGTAGGTCTGCGGCTTTCTGAGTATCGCCATCGGCAAGCGCTTTATCGAGCTGAGCCTGGAGCGATTCCATTTTCGTCTGGCCATCATATTCAATAAGGTCTTGGCTGAGTTGATACCACTCTTCAAGCGCATCCATCTGGCCGGAGTACATTGCCTCAGCCGCTTCGCGCTGGATCTGATAAGCGCGCTCAGCCGCTTTAGTCTGCGCGTCGTATGCATCCTCAGCCGCTTTGGTTTGATTTTCATATATTTCGTCGTATGCATTTTCTTCGGCCTCTATGCGCTTTTCGAGAGCGTCCATATGGCTATCGAGTTCTCGTTTATCGTTCTCAATTACCAGATCAGCGATGGCGTTTAGGATATTCAAGGCCATATCGGAATAGGATTTTAATGAGTCGAGCTTTTTTTTCAGTGCCGCCTCATCGTCATTACCTTCTAATCCTAAGGCTTTTTTTCTTGCGGCTGCTCTTGCTTTTAAGGCGGCAGTATCAAGGCCTTCTAGTCCGGTAAGATATGATCTTTCCATGGCGAGCCTTTTTATATCGGCATCCGCCTGATCGCTGAGCGCCTTATCGAACGTCGCTTGATCTAGTTTATTTTTCTCTTCCGCGACCTTTTTTGCGTCCGCTATTTCCTTGAGGGCTGCTTCTTCCATGAGACGAGATAGAATCTTTAGCGCTTCCTGACGTTGTTTCTCAAGTTCTCCATTTGCGGCGGGAGTCGCCGCGAGCTTTACATATTGCTCATAGAGCTTTGTTGATTCGTTTTTCTGGCCATCGATGATAGACTTGGCCTGGTCTGCGTTTTCTTTCTGTAGGTCTTTATATTTTTTTAACAACTCAATGCGAAGTGCTTCATCTGCTATTCGTTTTTTTTCTGCTTCTGCGGCTTTTTGTGAAGCCGAAGTGCTTGCTGCCTTCACATCATTGGCAACTCTCAACACATCTATGACTCCCTCGATGCCTTTTTTCTGAGCTTCGAGGTCTTTTATTTCTTTCTGGCCCTGAACGTTCCAACCCCATGGTGTGCTTTGAGATTTTTTTAACTCCTTGATTCTGTCATCAAGAATAACGATTGCCGATCCCGCTTCATCAATTGAAAGACCAATGTTTGATATTTCTTCGCTTTGCTGCCGTAGGCTTAAATTCTTGAACCCGCGCGTAGACATGAGGGCTTGAAGATCGGCGAGCTTGTTTTTCGAGGCACCTATTTTATTTAATCGATCAACGCCATCAGCTATCTTATTGACGAATTCCCCGAATCCTTTCCAGTCCGCGCTATTAGCTAGCAATACTCCAATCTGGTCTCCAAGATCGGCAAGCGATTGTTTCATATTTATGTATGATCCGGTCGCATTATTCGCAGCCGCAACCGCCGCCCCGCCGTAGGTAGTCGAGAGTTCTTTGATGATTATATTCTGAGCGCTCGCAATATCGCCCGTTTCAACCATAACCTTCAATACTTTTTTCTGTTCGTCTGAGAACCTAAAGCCCTGGCGAGTTAGGGAATTAATTCCCTCTATTGGATCATCGAGCGCCTTCCCTACGGCTTGTGCGGCACTGGCTAAATCCATCTTCATGACGGTAGCCATGTTCAGGATTTCATCGCTCGCCTTCGTGAAATTGATACCTTGGATGTTTTTGAATCCGAGGAGGACGTTTTGCATGTCGGTTATTTGGTCGTCTTCGAAAAGAGTGGCCTTCGCCATTGCTTCGGCGTATTCATTCAACTTGGCCGCGCTTGTCCAAGCAGAGGCGCCGGTTGCGGCAAGCGTTGATTTTAAAATTGCCTGCGCCTTCTCCATCGCAGACGCTTTCATGATATAGGCGTCAACGTCGCGAGCTATTCCAGCGATAATATTCTTCACCATGCTAAACGCGGCTACCGGGCCCTGCATGACGTCGCGCATGCTGGCGAACATATTTTTCAACTTCTCGCCCGAGGACAGAGACGTTGTACCAAGCAACCGCTGCTGTTCGTTCAACGCGGTGATCGCGGAGTTCGTTTTATTGATGGCCGAGATGGTCGCCGCATTTGTACCCTGTTCGGCGATCGCGCGTTTCTGGAGCACAGCCAATTCTGTCTGGCGTAGATCAATCAGCCGCTGGATTCCCTCCCGCTCGGAAAGCGCCCCCGCTTTCGTCGCAGCCTCGACGTTCTTCGTCTCCTTTGCCACGCCCTTCAATGCGTTGACGTAGGACTTATTCGCGAGGGTCGAGTACTTGTCCGCCTTGTCCGAGAACTCTTTCCCGAGATTATCGAAGGCAGTCCTGCATGCGGCGATGTCCGAGCTTAGGGCAGAGAGCTTGATGCGGACCTCGGAGCTGATTGAACCGGCATCAACTGGCATCGTCGCCACCTCTCCGTGCCTTGGCTTCCTCGCGCATTTCTTCTAGCCGCTTGTCGTAGATGATCCAGGCCTGGGCGTCGATGTCGCGGACGTTGAACACGGAGAAAACGCCATGGATATACTCATGCGGCGCGCCGTGCCCACGGTCGGCAAGGACGGCGGCCGAGTAGAGCATGTCCTCGGTCACCTTCTTGATGTCGGACTTCCTGATTCCGAGGGAGTATTCGACGATCCCGGCCATAAAATCATCGGGGAGGATGAAATCCCATGCGCACCGCAGAGAATCGCGAATATTCTCCAACTCCTGGCGGGCCGGGCCGGGCACCATCGTATTCAGAAGCTTGTTGGCGTGCTCGATCTGAGCCTTGACCTCGGCGTTGAAAGCGTTCTTCCCGATGGTGGCGAAGATCTCATCGTAGGACGGGGAGACAAGGGCTGCCTTGCAGATGGCGACCATCTTGTCTGCATAGGAAAGGCGCTCGGCCCAGGTTGTCTTCACCTGGGCCTTGCTCCACTTGTACTCGTCGGTCTCGATGAGCGAGAGACTGCCGATGGTCTGGATCTGGATATCGCTCAATTCACGGACCATGACCATGCACGGTGAGCCCTTCCAGGGCACAGAGAGGAGATGGTTCTCCGCGGTCTCGATCTGTTCGATCGCGGTCTTCTCTTTCCGCCCCTTCCGGGCCCACCGTGCGAAGATCATGTGAGGCCTACACCGTATCGATCGCGAGGGCGGCGTACTGCGCGAGCGTGAGGTACTCGTACTTGACGGCCGTCTGCTCGACTCCCGCCGCGTTCTTGTAGGTGGTTGCGGTGTAGGAGTAGGACTTCTTCTTCCAGCTCTTGCCCAGGCTGTCGTCGCCCATGTCGCCGACGCAGTTGTAGACGGTCGTCTTCACGTACCCGAGCATCTCGCCGGACTTGTTTTCGCCCTCGCCGTAGTAGGGATTGAAGATCTCAATCCCGAAATACGGCTTGACCGAATTGGAGTTCGGGAAGGAGAATGCCCCGTTGGTATCGATGGCGCCGCCCGAGAACAGGCGCATGAGGTAGAAGTCCTCGACGGTGTCGGAGAGCGCGCCGGTCGCGCCCTTGAAGTACCCCTCAATGATGCAGTCGGTGTCGTTCCCGTTGGCATCCGTGACCGTGTCGGTCTCGTCCGCCTTCTTGTTCGGGACGACGGTGATGGACTCGAGGGTGTCGGACTTGAGGAACGAAGCGCCGATACCGCGCCCGAATCCCGCGAGTTCAGCGGCCAAGCCGTAGACCTGGGCGTAAACGCCGGAGGAGTTTACGACCTTGATCCGGCCCGTAGTTCCGTCGACCGAGTTCGTCCAGCCTCCGCCGACCGTGGCCGCGGTAAAGGCGGCGACCCAATCGGCAGCGGTGACCGCGTCTTCGTCAGCTCCCGACAGATCCATCGTGTCGGAGATCTCTGTGCCGTTGTCGAGCTTCAGCTTGATCGGTACCGCCGAGATGACCGCGTGGGCTGCCGTGAAGTCGAAGGGACCGGCGCCACCCCAGACGCCTCCCAGAGCCGAGGTGGCTCCCGGGAACGTCCCGTTTCCGTTGTGAGGTATGAAGCGGACGCGAGAGATGCCCCGCACATACTTGGCTGATGCTTTCAGAGCCATAATGTCCTCCTAGAACAGCAATAGCGGCGCATAAAAACTCCGCTCCATCGATATCGTGTTGTCGTCCGATACGGCGGCAACACCCGACCATTCTTTCTCGTTCGGTTCCTCGATTTTGAAATGGTTCGTGTTCGAATCATCCGCTTCGTATCCGGTCAAGAGATGCGATAGCTCGTGGAAGATGTAGTCGTTAAGCGCGACCTGGGCGCCTTGTACCATGTGCGCAATGATCCGGAACCGCGTCTCGTTCCCCCGCGCCGGCTCCTGCTTCACGACGACGTAGGGGATGGCGGCCGGCTTCGTCCCGAAGGGCACGACGTTCTTTATGCTTCCCGTCTTCAGCTTGGCCACGATTTTCGTGATCATGCGGCTGCCCCGTAGATTTCCTCGAGGTCCTTGCGGAACAGAGGATAGAATTCCTCGATGAGTGGGCGGAGCGCCTCGTTCTGCCGGTCGTTCGCGAGTTCGAGATAGACCCCGTATTCGATCATGTGGGAGATGAAGAACCCGAGCTCGTCGTCCTCATCGAAGGCGTCCGAGAAAACAGTCCGCGCGGCCGTCGTCGTCTGGTTATCCCAAAATTCTCCAGGCCCTTGTCCGTTGCCCTGGCGCTGCCGGAATTCCGCGAGAATGAGCCCGGCGTAATTGAGGCAGAGCATGTTCACGGCCGCCCGCTTACGCGCGAAGATGGCTTCGATGTTCTGGCCCACGGTTTCAGCCATTGAAGACCCTCGGGTTGTCCACCGTTTCCCGGTACTTGAGGTCGACGACGAGAACGGACGAAAGGCGCGAAATCGCGTCCAGGGCCTCGAAAGGCGTCAGCATGGGCCGATCCGCGACCGGGTTGCGGATGTACGCGCCTTGGCCCTCGGCTGTACCGCCTATGCCATTCCCGGAGAGATCGGAAGCGGACCCAGGAAGCACAGCGCCTCCGGATGGTAAGTCCATGGTCAGCCTCCCGCCACCATGAGCTGGTCGATGAGGAATCCATCCCTAACGTCGCCGCATTCGGCCAGGGCCTCCCGGGCTTTCTTCAGATTCCCGTTCCCAAAGTTAGCGTCCTGCATGGCGTCGATCACCGCGTCCTGGGAATAGGCGAGCTGTTTCACCATCTTGAGCATGGCCTTGTTCGACTCGGCTGCTCCCTGGCGCGCGGCCATCCTTGCCTCGTCCATGTCCTCGAGCTTCTTCTCGATCCTGGTCAGGATGGCGGTATGTTCAGCAACATAGGGCGCGCAGGCAGGCGCGGCCGCGGGTGCCGCAGGTTCAGCTGACGCCGCGCCCATTCCGATCTCGCCGTCCTTGCCCTTCAGGCGGCCGCCGCGGCCGAGGAACCAGCGGAGGAAGAGGAGAAGAAGACATAGGGCGGCCAGGAGGATGGTTCCGGCGATCCCGATTTCAAGCGGGGAGTCGATCTTGATCATGACGGGGTCTCCTCGGTGGTTGCGTCGTCTTCCGCGAGATAGTTCGACGGGATGGTGCTGAGCCGGTAGGTATATGCGGTCTCGGGGGTAAGTCCGGTGTCGTGGTAAACCAAGGCGGTCGCGGCCACCGTCCCGATAATGGAGAAAGTGCCCGCCCCTACCCTTCGCTCAACGGCGTACATGTCGACCGCCCCCGTATCGGACCAGGTAAGGTCGATGGCGGTGTCGCTAATGGCCGTCGCGATGAACGCTATGGGAATCGATACGGGAACGGCCAATCCCTTCACGAGAGGCGCCTCTGATTTGTAGATTCCTCCGTGGCGAGAGAAGGAATTCACGGGGCCGACAGTCCAGGTGAACCCGAGATTGGAAAAGGTATCTCCCTCGAGAAGCGGAAGGTGGTAGTCGGTGAGGATGTAGAGCGAGAGATTGGTATCGAGGCCGGCCGGCTTGGCGCCGTTGGCTTGGACGCCGCCGCTTTCGTGCTGGATCCTGACCCTGGCCTTCGCCTGGGCCGCCGCGTTTCCGCTCCGGACGAATCCCCCGAACCCATCGTCAATGAGGGCGCAGCGGTAGGGGGTGATGACGGTCGGATCCTCGGCGATGTGGGCGGTGACGCCATCGCGAAGCTGGCGCAGAACGGGATTCATCCGTGCATCCCTCCGCCAATATGCGGATGCGTCCGTATGCGCAGGTAGCGCCCGGTCGATGTTCCGGCTTCGACCTTGGCCTCTTCGACCATGGACTCCGCGAGGTCCTTGTAGAACTGGTACATGTCCTTGAGGCTCGTATAGTCCGTTGCGCCCGCGCCGTCCGAGGTCCGCGCGATCGCTATGCGCTGCCCGAGCTCGGCCTTGATGTCGTTCACGATTCGCGGAGCCGCACCAGCGACGCCATAAAGGTCGATCTTGATGTTAATCCTGGCGTCGGAGATGAGGACGTCCTTCGCTACCCAGGCCGCGAGGTCGACGTCGTAGACGTAGTAGACGCCCGTGTCGGCTTGGCAGTATGCGGTCTGCCGGGCGGGCGTGGTGATGGCGAGGCGCGCGGCCTCAGTGGCCACGGAAAGGATGGCGATGGCGCCGAGAGGGTCTTTGATGCGAAGCCTGAGCTCTACCGTGTCAGCGAAAACTGCCATTATTTTACGTACTCCTCTCGGCTTCCGTATGAATCGATTTCGTAGTGGATATCGATATATTTCACCAGAACGTCGCCCGCGACGTCGTTGTCCGTTCGGTAGAGAATGACGTCAAGGTTTGCGCTCAGACCTTCGTTCGCGGGAGCTGCTATGAGAGGGAACTGTGCTATCTGTAGAATTGATCCAGAGGCATAGGTAAAAACGCCTTTGCTTCCGCCTGCGTCCCCCGTATTGATTGCTGCCGCGAATGACGGAACGGCCGCGCCATTATTGTAGAAGCAACAGTCTGCGCGAAAATTAGGCTTTGCCGCTCCCGCCTGAATGTAATGGACATGAAGATATACTGCCGTCCCGAGCTTTTTTCGATGTGGCATTTGAATCGTGAGGTGCGCCTTTTCTCCCGAGTCATTCTGCGGAAAAAGAAGTCCTAGATTTGTATAGTCAAAATCGGGCTTGGTATTGGCGCCTTGCTTCACAAGCGCTGCGGATACGCTTAGGTCATCCCATTGAGTATTTCCTATTTGTCCTAGGTCAAAGAGTCTTCCGATAGGCATATCTACACCGCATCCACGGACACGAGGGCCGTGTCACCTGAATTGAAACAACGGGCGTAGAAGACGTCCGTTGAACTGTCCGCGCTTATCGTCATCAGGTCGTTATTCCCTGCAGGGCGGTATAAGCGTTTTCCCGTAGTGGGTTCGATTGCAGACACCGAGCTTGAGGAATGGATGATGCGGACATCGACGTGGCCAGATGCGCCGTCGTTGTCTTCGTCGAGCCAACACGTACCAGACTGGCCCGCCGTGGTAAGCGCGGTCCATTCTGAGTTCGTGATTGACTTCTGGACGATAGCCATTCCGTTCTCCTTCCTCGAAAGCCGGCCCCCGTTGCCAGGGGCCGGCGCTGTTCAGTTAAGGCCTTCCGATCAGGTCGGGAGGGTGACCTCGACGATCTCGCCGTACCCAGCTCCGAGGCCGGTCCCGGTGTAGGAGGAGCCCATGAGCTCCTTCAGGTACGTGCCCTGGACGCGGTACCAGGCCCTCTCCTCGGTGGAGAGTTCCAGGACCGAGCCCATGCCCGTCTCCATGGTGAGGGGGCGTTTGTTCGCCACGACCGCGGCGCCGGGGACGAAGACGTAGCACTTGCCCGCGGTCACGCCGGGGTAGGACAGGGTCTTCTTGCCGATGACCACGCCGTCGTTGATGCCGCCGTCGTACTCGATGATGTTGGCGATCG